ATGGTGTAGATCAGATATACCATCACGGCGACACAGACACCTACATGCAGTTCCACGCTGTAGATCAGTGGCGTGTTGTAGTAGGTGGGTCTGAACGTCTCGAAGTTAAGAACTCATCACCACACGTACTTGTAACAGGTGACTTGAACAGCACTTCTGATATACGTTTGAAGGATGACATTAAGCCTATTGAGAATGCACTCTCTGACGTGTGCAAGCTTGAGGGTGTATCTTTCAACTGGAAAGACACTGGCACCAAGGCGACAGGTTTTATCGCTCAACAAGTCGAACCTATTCTGCCTGATCTCGTAAGTACGAGCGAGGATGATGGCATCAAATCTGTCAACTACATTGGTCTTATCGGACACTTAGTAGAGGCAATCAAAGAGCAGCAAGTTCAGATAGATGAGCTTAAAGCACAACTCAATAGCTAATAGTAAAGGAATACGAAGATGGCTATACAGGTAGGCGGCACAACCGTCATTGATAACAGTAGGCAGTTGCAGAATATTGCGTCCTTGGACAGTGCAACTTCTGCTATAATTTCAAGCGCGGTTTCTGGAGTAGATGACTATTATGATGTTACCACAACCAGCTTGTCGCCAGTTATAAGCGGAGGCTCTAGTCCCTACGTTGCGTATGAGAGCACAATCTCCTACCCCGCAGGTAGTTATACAACAAGCCTAGTTGGGCCAAACGCGCCTTGGTGGAGTATCACGACACAAAACAGAACAACAACCCCGCTAGGTAATAATAACTATTGGGGGTGCTCCGCCGTAATCTGCGCTAAAGTTGGTAGCTCCTATTTTGCGCTAAATGGCAGGGTCCAGCTTACAAGTAGTACATCTACTGAGCTTGGAACGGGTATTGACAGCCATTTTAACTTGTCTACCGCCGATCCGATTTCATTTTCCATGGCATCAGCATTTACCGTAGCGGTATGTTTTGGCACATGGCAAGTCCAAGTAGGTGGGCCAGGTATTAATGACGGGGAGGCTTATCCGACAACGGCTATAACAACTTTTGGAGAATACGGTTCTTACAAACTTGTTGCAGGGTCTACTTTCGGCTTTCGCATAACGGCTCTCCCCACACCAACCCTTAGATCGTGATAGGATAATACGATGGCAACTGAACAAGAACTATTGGCATTTCTTTCCACGCAAGAGCGTAGCACAAGAGATGGCCTACTAAAAGAGACTGACTTGTGGGGTTTAGCTGACTATCCAGCATCTCAGGCGCAGCTAGATTACCGTCAGGCTCTGCGTGATATTACGGACCAAGCTGGCTTCCCAACAGACATCACATGGCCCACTAAGCCTGAGTAAGGACTTCACATGCTAGGCTTCACAGCGTTTTCACAGACACCTTTATCTCAGTCTGCTACTGCGCTGTTTGCTCAGGCTTTTATGCCGGGGGCAGCAGCACAGTTTAGCACAGGAGATCTGCTTTTAGAAGCCATAGCTAACCCTACTTTGGCTAGTGTATCAGCAAGCACTAACGTCAATGTACTCTTTGATGCTCAAGCATCTACTGCTATATCTGATGTTACTGCTTCCTTTAGCATCAACAACTTGTCAGACGTAGATGCACAGGCTGGTACTACACCTACAGGTGCTACAGCGTCTTTCAGTATTAATACTTTTGCAGATGTAGATGCTAAAGCTTTTATAACCTTCCCTGATATATCAGCTACCTTTACAGCAGATACAATAGCGTTTGATGCTAAAGCGGCAGCTGCTGTTGCAGGCGTAGAGTTAACGCTAAACAACTATGAGTTTGCTGATGAAGATGCCCAAGCTAGTATAGTATTACCTGCTGCAACTTCTTCTTTTACTGTTAGTCCATTTTCAGATGTAGATGCTAAAGCTTTTATAACCGTCCCTAATGTATTAGCTACCTCTACAGCAGACACAATAGCGTTTGACGCTAAAGCTGGTGCTGCTATAACAGGTGTGTCTCTGACGTTAAACAACTATGAGTTTGCGGATGAAGATGCTAAGGCTAGTGTAGTATTACCTGCTGCAACTTCTTCTTTTACTGTTAGTGCATTTTCAGACGTAATTGGTAAGACTAATATTGGTGTATCTGGTGTCTCATCTAATTTTGACATTAACCCTGTAATTCCTACGTCTGATTCTAAAATTGCTATAACAGGCGTTTCTCTGACGTTAAACAACTATGAGTTTGCGGATGCAGATGCTCAGGCTTCAATAACACTGGATACAACAACTGCTACATTCTCTGTTAATACACCAAACATAACAGCTTTGATATTCCCCTATCAAGATTTTGCAGATGACTACAACACACAGAATGTTGTGTATCTAACACAACCTGACTCAAAAAACACTGTATACATAGATAGTCCACACTCAAACAATACTGTGTACATAGCAGCATAAGGAGCAATCATGGCATATAAGTGGCCTGATAAAGATAAAGATGAGATCGTAGACTACAGTGTTGACTGGTCTCGCTTCTTAGGTACAGACATTATATCTGCTGTTACCTGGTACATCAAAGATGCTGCTGGTGTTAAGACACAGTTAGCTGACTCTGCCGTGGTAAACGGTCTTCAGTTTGTCACTGGTACAATCTCTGGCAAAGTATCGACAGCACGTTTCTCTTTAGGTACAAACAACATCAGATATACAATTACCTGTAGCATTACGACAGGCTCTGGGCTACAATACGAGCGTAGTATCTTTCTACGTGTACGGGAGAAGTAAGAATGGCATACGACTACATTAGCCTAGTTAACGATATTAACCGCCGCCTCAACGAAGTAGAGCTTACAAGTGACAACTTCCCTACAGCCACAGGTTATTACAGCTTTGCTAAGGATGCTGTTAATGCAGCTATTCGCCACATCAATCAAGAAGAGTTTGAGTGGCCTTGGAACCATGTAGAAGAAACAGAAGTCTTAGCTGTTGGTGAGGTTCGCTACAGTATGCCTTACGACAGTAAGACTATAAACATGAACACCTTTCGTATCAAGCGTGATGCGGATCTTAACGTAGAAACAGTGAAGCTAAAAGTTCTTACTTATGAAGAATGGCTTGACAAGTTTGCTGATTATGAGTATAACTCTGAGGCAAGTACACGAACAACACCACAGTATGTTGTACGTACTCCAAGTAGAGAACTTATCTTTTCTCCACCACCTGATAAAGAGTATGAAGTAGTATATGAGTACTTCCGTACAGGGTTTGACTTAGAGTCTGCCACAGATGTACCTACACTTCCTGAGCAATACCGTTATACCATCGTTGATGGCGCTATGTATTACGTTTATCAATTCCGTGGTGATACACAGGCAGCACAATTAGCACTACAAAAATTTGAGCAAGGCATTAAACAATTACGTAGCTTACACATTAATCGCACAGAATACCTGCGAGATACACGAGTACATTTCTGATGGCTACACAGTGGCAGACATTCCCTATTGAGTTTAGAGGTGGTCTTCTCTCTAACCTTAGCCCTCTACAGCAGGGTACTAATGCTGTGGGTTCTGCTACTATCTTGCAGAACTTTGAAGCCTCTAAAGAGGGTGGCTACTCCAAGATAAAAGGCTATGAGAAGTATAGTGATACAGAAGTCACAGGCTCTGGCGTTATCCTAGCTCTGAAAGTTATTAGCTCTGGTCGTATTGTAGTTGCTAGGAAGAATGCATCCAACGTAACAGAGTACTACTACGGCACAGGTACTACATGGACATCTATGGGTGCTAGACCTTTGCTAGGTAATAAAGCTCGTACCGCTATGTACAACCTAGATGGTGATGACAAGGTTATCTTTGTAGATGGGGTCAACTACCCAGCTACTTACAACACATCAGGTAATACTCTTACAGCAGTAACAGGTTCTACAGATGTACTAGGCGCAGAGCACGTTGCCGTGTTTAAGGACACAGCCTTCTACGCTAAGGGTAACAACGTATTCTTTACTGCCCCTTTTACTGTTGACAACTTTAGTGCTGCTGATGGTGCTGGTTCTCTTAATGTTGCCTCTGATGTAACAGGCTTAGCTATCTTCCGTGACCAGCTTATTATCTTTACTACTGATAGTATCAAACGCCTGACAGGCAACACCACATCTGACTTCCAGGTTTCACCTATCACAGACCGTATTGGTTGCGTAAGCGGTGACACTATCCAAGAAGTTGGTGGTGACATTATGTACTTAGCACCAGATGGTATTCGCCTTCTTAGTGCTACTGATCGTATAGGTGACTTTGGGTTGGACATTGCATCTGATCCTATAGCTAAGGATGCTACAAAATTCCTCTCTAGTACATCTAACTTCACATCTGTTATTCTACGTGAGAAAGCTCAGTACCGTATCTTTGCATATCTTGAGTCAGAGCAGGCTGAGGTAGCTAAAGGGTTAATCGCTACTAAGTTTGTATCGCAGGGTGCGTCTGGGATTAGCTGGTCTACTACCTTTGGCATCCAAGCTTACATAGCTGACAGCCGCTACTCTGGTACAGCTGAAACCATTGCTTTTGCTAATGGTGACGGTTACATCTACATCATGGATACAGGCTCTAGCTTTGATGGCTCTAACATTGACGCTATCTATGAGTCACCCTTCATGCCTATCTCTGATCCACAGGTACGTAAGTCATTCTACAAGATGACCTTGTACGCAGAACCAACTGGACCTATGGATCTAGGTCTAAACATTAAGTACGACTTTGATACTGCTACAAATACGGGTGTGATTCAACCAGCCACACAGCGTGTAGAAAGTACAGGAGATTCTATATTCCTGTATGGCTCCTCTGCTGCAGCATTTGGCACAGCTACTTATGGTGGTGAGCTTGACGTTGTGTACAACACAAACCTAGTAGGTTCAGGTAAGACCATAGCAATACGTGTAGAGGATCTCTCTACTAACCCTACATTCACTCTAGACACAGCCCTGCTAGAGTTTAGACAAAACGATAGACAGTAAGGACTAAAACATGGCAGGTTATGCACGTCAAGATATTGCTAACAACATCTCTAACGGTAGTGTTATCAATGCGGATGATTTTGATAATGAGTACAATGCCATTGAGGCAGGATTTAACGCATCTACTGGACATAAACACGATGGTACTGCAGGTGAGGGTGCACCTATCACTAAGGTAGGCCCAGCGCAGGATGTTATTGTGTCCTCTTCTAGCGTACTACCCAAGACAACTAATACTGTAGACTTAGGCTCTGCATCTGTTAAGTTTAAGGGTGGTTACTTTACTACTGCATTGAGCAGCGCCACAGTTAGTACTACGGGTGACGTATCTGTAGGTGGCAACCTTACAGTAACAGGTAATGCTACTATTGAAGGTAACTTAACCTTTGGTAATGCCCCCACAGATACTATCGACTTCCAAGCAGACGTTAACAGCAACATCAAACCAGAAGTAACTGGTACGTTTAACCTTGGTAGTTCTACCCAAGAGTGGAACAACTTGTGG